TCGTCTTGCATTTCATCTGGTTCATTCACAATACTCATAATTTACCTTTTCCTGCCACTTTTGGGTTCTAGGATACACAACGGCATAAATGCTTATGTTGTGGCTTTGCGTTCAGCTTTTAGCTTGTCAAGATGGCTTTTCTCGAACCTTCCATGCGCTGATGGAAAAGAACCAGACCACCCCTCCAACCTAAAGGCTGGCGCAGAAAGAGTGCGATTTGTTGTTTCTCCGCACTCACACTTAAAACTCTGCAACTCATAATCACAGAGTCTTTCAGTTTTATGCCCGTTTGCACAGGCAAAATCAAACATTCTTTTCATTCAATTCCTCGTAGGCTCGTTCACTGACCTCTTTCAAGGTTTTCAGCCAAGTCAAGATGGAAAGTTCACCTTTTTTGAACATTAAGGTCTTTTCATCAGGAATAACGCTTAGATTATTGAGCGACTCTATCATAATGTCAATATCTATGCACAAATCCTTCCAGCCCTCGGTTGACATCATGTCAAAGCGGGACTCATAGTAACGCTGGAGTTCAGGAGTCATTCTTTGGCTCTTCTTGTGGAATCTGCGCCTCTGCCTGTCCCTTGATCTTCATCGCCAAAGGATATGCCCCCGTCTTGGTGGGCAAATCTCCAAGCACTTGGAGGATGGCATTTACTTCATCAGCAGTCAAAGTTAGATTTAGTTCCAAGGCACACCTACTGCGGTTACGGGGTTTTTCTTTGATTCAATCTGTGCGGCAAGGCTTGCCTCTGTTGCTGTCTTATCTACCCCATTAGCCCAACACCAATTAAGCACTTCAGCTTCGGTTACGCTGGCATAGGGAATTGCTGGCTCGGCAATGGCAAAGCTACAAGTGCTGTAAACAGAAGCTGTGTATTCTCCATCAACTGCCGCCGCAGTCCAATGTGCTGTGGTGATAAAACCATCTGAAGTCAGATAGTCAGTTTGTGTGATTGTCCAGTTGTATGCGATGGTCATGGTTTATGCTCCTTCTAAAGCAATAATTCGGGCGGTAAGTTGAGTGATGAGGGCTTGCTGCTCTTGGATGCACTTCATCAGTGCATATTGCAAGTCGGTCTGATAGATTGACAGGCGCATCTTGGGTTCTTCATCTTTGTTTGCCCAATTGCTTTCCATGACCAATTCGGGTGCAACAGCTTGTACATCTTGAGCAACAACACCTAATGTCAAACCAGCATCATCTTCAAGGTTTTGATCAATGTAGTTAAATGTCTGAACAGGGATTGAACAAATCTTGTCAAGGTAAGAAGTTGCGGGGGTGAAGTTTGTTTTTTCCCTGCGGTCAGACAGGTTAACATCGTTGGCGCTGTAGTTTGCAATACCGCCATTGGAGCGAACAGACATTCGCTGCGTAGTGGAGTTCCCTTCGCAATAAATGAAGTGGTTGCCTGTTCCGTTAGGGTCTGCGTTTCGATACGAAATATTGATGCCATAGTTGTTGCCAGCAGTGGCGTTAGTGTTGGAAAAGTATGCGATATTGTTTGCACCAGTTTGAAGCATCTCATGATAGGTTCCATTGAGATAAGCTCCACTATCACTCGCTTTAAAGTAACCGCTGGAGTTGATACGGGCTCGTTCTGTGTCGTTGGTTTGGAATCTTAAAATACCGCTTGCATTGGTGGCGTTTAATATAATTCCGTAAGTGTTGTTTGCTAGTGCGGTACATCCTGCGGGGTAAACAGCGCTGTACGATTGTCCAAATGTGAAAAGTTGCGCCCCAACAGTTCCTGCTGTCATTCCGTAATAGCAATACAAATTACTTGCTGTACTTGTTAGCCCAATAATTGGGTTACTACTAGAGAGAACTTCAAGGTTGTTGCTTGGAGAACTTGTACCAATACCCAAGTTACCAGCCGCAGTAAGCGTCATTGCTTGTGTGAAGGTGATTGGGTTACCTGCTGTGCCAGAGGCAGAGGTATACCAAATGTGCTGCCCATTACTAGGCATTAAATAGCCTTGAGCATATCCAGTTGTTAAGTATGTATCATCACCAGAGGCGGCAGTATAGGCATTGTGATATAGCTTGGTACTAGAACCATTGTCATACAGGTTGGTTGTTGAACCAATTTGCAAAGCTTTAATGCCGCTGAATTGAACATTAGGAGTAACACCCAAGCCAAAGTTACCCGCACTATCAATCCTTGCCGCCTCCGCACCGCCTTCAGAGAAAGCAATGGTGTCAGCGGCAGGGAAGAAGATGCCTGTGTTTGTGTCGCCTGTTGTGGTAATGGCAGGAAGTGCCGCCGTTCCAGCTTGCACAGTTGTAACGCCTGTAGCTGACAGCGTTGTAAAAGCACCACTTGAAGATGTAGTAGCGCCTACAGTTCCGTTAATGTTGATTGAAGCAGTACCAGTTAAGTTTGTTACTGTTCCGCTTGATGGAGTACCAAGAGCGCCACCATTTACAACAGGAGCACCAGCAGTTCCTACATTAACAGCTAAAGCCGTTGCTACACCAGTTCCAAGACCAGAAACGCCAGTAGAAATTGGCAAACCAGTTGCGTTAGTTAATGTTGCACTTGTTGGAGTACCTAATATAGGAGTAGTAAATGTAGGACTTGTGGCAAATACCAAAGCGCCAGTACCTGTTTCATCTGTAACAGCGGCAGCAAGGTTAGCGCTTGAAGGTGTGGCTAAGAATGTAGCAACGCCAGTGCCTAATCCACTGATGCCTGTTGAGACAGGAAGACCTGTGGCATTAGTTAATGTTACGCTTGTTGGAGTACCCAATATAGGTGTAACAAGTGTGGGGCTTGTTGACAATACATTATTGCCAGAACCAGTAGAAGTTGTAACCCCTGTACCACCATTTGCAACTGCCAATGTACCCGCTAGTGTGATTGTTCCAGTTGTTGTAATAGGACTGCCAGTTACAGTCAATCCAGTTGTGCCGCCCGAAACAGCAACACTTGTAACTGTGCCTGTTCCAGCACTTACGTTAACAGTTACATCATCACCTGAATTGGTAGCAGTAACTGATGCTCCAACAAAGTTAATGCTCTTAACACCCGTGGAGATTGAACTACCCTCATCTTTGATACCAACCGCCCCATTGGTTGACATGGTAGAGATGACTTGAATCTTGTCAACCAAGTCTGGTGACACCACTTCACCTACGTTGATCTCTCTACCATCAGACAAAGCAATAATCAAAGAACCATCAAAGTCGATGTTGGCATTCGCTACAGACACACCATCGATGCCGTCAACTCCATTGAGTCCGTTAACTCCCGCTGGGCCTCTCTCACCCCTCAACCCATCCTTACCCGCCTTACCATCTTTACCATCACGCCCGTCTTTACCATTGATGCCGTCACGACCATCCTTGATAGTGATGATTCGTTTCTCAAGAACATCGGTTACGTTGTCAAACTTATTACGAATGTCAGTGTCAATCTTCTTTAGAGATTGGACAACCATTTGAGCATTCTCAGCCGCCTTACGCTGCTGCATTTGCTTAACTTCTGACACAGAGTTGTTTACCGCATTAAAGATATTATCTGCAATGCCATCTACATTCCCATCATTGAAGATTTTATCTATTGCCATTTGCCAACTCCTGATTTAAGTTTTGTAAAAACTCGTTTTCCATGTCTACTACAGTGCTTTTAGCATTATTCATCTGTAACTCAACAATTTTAGACTTGTTTTTAATGTCTGCTTCCTTGAGCATCAACTCAGCAATCTTGACCCGCTTGTCAAACTCTCTAGATGCTTGGTCATCTTCATTGGGAAGGTTCTTTGTCATTGCTGACATATTCTTTGCCTGTACTTCTTGTGGCATTAACTGCGCCTCAACAGACAATTTGATAGCTTCTGCCTTGTTCTGCTCTGCTTGACTTGTCTGAACAGCAATACCAGCCTGTGCCGCTTGCAATGCCAACTCTTGTTGCATCTGTTGCATCTGTTCTGCTTGCGGATTAGGCTTACTCATCTCATCCAAAGCCGCCATCATCTCAAATCGGTTACTCAAACTTGAGTTAGCAATAATTCCTTTGAGAATCACAGGCAAAACAGGTGTATTCGGACCCAGAGTCTGCAACAAACCAATGAATTGCTGTTGTTCATACTCTCTAGCAATGATTCCAAGGGTTGCCGTAGGTATGAAGTTCATGTCAACAGAAGGATAACGCTCTGGATCGAACTGCATATACCTAAAAGCCGCCTTCTTGATGAACGGCACAAGAAAATCTTCTTGGAAGTTGACCAAAGTACGCTTGTATTTCTTGATGATGGTGGCAACCGCCATCGACATACCTGCACCATCACGATTTGACTGAGAAACCACACCCTGAGAGTCTAGAGTTCCTGTAGCTTGTAGCAGCATTCGCTCAAAGTCTTTGGCAGTTGCTAGATTGTTTGGGTCAGTTGATCCAAACTTGAAGGGATACAGGATTTCATTAGGATTGCCGTTGGTGAGAATGGCTTTACCAGCCTTAATCTCAAACTTCATGCCACGGGGCAAACGTGTGGCATCCATAGCAACCATTGGGGCAGTGGTCAAAGCGAGTGAATCCAAGTGAGCCCTAGTCTGAGCATCAATAGCTTTTTGCATATTGAAGGCTTTTTCCACTGTACCTCGCCCCAACAAGCGATTAGGCACTGTATCGTCTTGGTACGACAATACAGGTCTATCCTTCATCATGTAAGGGTTTTCTTCAGCCTTCAATAACATACCATCGTTGGCAATTACGACAATGGCTTCTACCATGTCTGAGTAGTCTTCTGCCGCTGAATTTTCAGGGAACAACTCAACAATGTCTTTGTTTTCTTCCAGATTGTTCAGATACTCACGAGGCACAAGCCCGTAATACGTCAACAACAGAACCTTATCGTCTTGGTACTGGCTAATCTCTTGGGTAGGCTCTAAGTCAGTATCTTCATAGGTAGGAGTGATGTTTACCTTGCGGTAGATACCTTTCTCAATCCCCTCGACAACCTTGTGGATAGAGACATACTTCTCAATAGCCACACCCATACAGTCATCAATGCTTGTCCCATTGGGATCAAACAAGAAGTTCTTGGGGTTAATAGGCATGATCTTGACAGCAATGCGCTCTTTCTCCATCACTCCAATGGCTGCTTGACCCATCTGATTAGGAATAGGTTGAGTAGAAGGGATGTACTCTTTTTCAGTCTTGACAATGATCTCGCCAATGCCAGTACCATAGATTTCTGCCATCAACTCGATTTGGTCGATAGCTTTTCTGATCTTGTCTTTCTTGAAGTCTTCCATCAACTGATTCTTGATTTGCTCAACATCAATTGGATTGCCGTTTACATCCTTGATGTCATCTTCAATATCAAAGAAGTCGCCTTGACCAAAGATAGCTTCCATGATCTCAGCATGGCGAGTCTCTACGGCTTGTTGTGTAGCAGGGGTAACAATACGGCTACGCTCAGACTCACGGGTCTTGTCTTCAGAAGCCCACTGACCACGGAAGATGCGCTCATACTCTAAATAATCAGGAAGAAAGTTGGTATCTCGCCAATCTCTCCACTTGTCGCAATGGCTAGTAATGAAATCGGTCAACTCTTTATCAGCCTCAGTAGGCTCATAAAATTGGTTTTGTTCTAACTTGACTTCTTTGTCTGTTGCCATTTATATCCCCGAAATAATATCTAGCGGCTCCCACTCATCTTCTTGGTCATCAACAAAGTATGAGGTTACAGCCAGTTGGTCAATGTAGGATAGAGCATCAGGCAAGTCATCGTGAACACCTTGGGCTGGGAACATCAAGAGTTGATCTTTGAATTCATCCCAATCTTCCTCAGAGTTCAGCACAATACGCCCATGCTCAAACCTTCCTTGGAGACTCCAGATAATTCTGTCAGTCTTTTTCCTGTTGCCATGCGTCAAGTCAACTATGTGGGAATATACATTATTTTTACGCATTAAGTCACTTAAATAAGGCAAAACTGCGTTTTTTAATGCTCCACGCTCAATTCCAATGCTCAAAGGGCGGTATTCCCGCATCTTCAGCAGGATGGTAGCCGCAGTTTCCCTGATGTCCCACCGCCCGTAAACGATCTCTTTGACAAACCACTTACCCTCATCCGTCACTTTGACTACAGCAATAGCGGTCTGGTCTAGCCTTTTCTTGGAATTGGCAGCTTGTTTAGCCACTTCTTCAAACCCCGCCAAATCGACAGCAATGTAGTACGAGCCATGTTCAGGTTCTTCTCCATATTTAATCCATTCTTCTTTAAAAACGTCAGAGCCAGCATTGTCAAAACTGGCAAGGTATTCCTGCTTGAAAGCAAAGGAACTCAGGGTTTTCTTGGCAGACTCAATCTCATCAGGGTCTATCAGGGGGTTGTCTTTGGTAGTGAAGTGCCACGACTTCCAATCTGAGTCTTCTTCTGACATTCCAAGTTTAAAGATGTCATAGAAGAAGTTACGACCTTTGGGAGTGCCGATAAACATAGCCCTACCCTTTTTGTCTGACAAAGAAGCACGAATAACCTGTTCCCATGCTTCGGGTTTGATGTCTGCAACCTCGTCAAGCACAGCGTAGGTGAGAGACACTCCTCGCAAAGTATCTGGTCGATCTGCACCTCTAACATAGATTTTTGCTCCGTTTATCAGGGTGATGTCCATGTTATTGATGTGGCTAGATTGGATAACCTCTCTACCCAACTCCATTAATACATCCCAAATAATCTGTCTTGCCTGACCATTGGTAGGCGCAACATACAGTACAGCAGAACCAGCCGAACACTGTAAACCCTCTATTAACAGGGTGACAGCAGACAGACGGGACTTACCGCAACGCCGTCCAGCAGCAATGACTTTAAACCTTGTTTTATCAGCAAAGACTTCTTGTTGCCAAGGGAGGAGACTGAAATTAAGGTCAGACATCTTTGCTTTCTATATCTTCTGCTTCTATAGGGTTTTCCCCAATAGTGACACCACCTATGCCTGAGATTGTGATGTTGACAGCGGAACGCTGTTTTCCTTCTTTCTCGAACAAGGAGACAGGAAGCATACGATCCATACAGAGTTTGATTGCAGCCATCTGAGCCGGGTGTTCATCATTCATAGCAATCTCGACTGCCTTGTAGACAACATTAGCACCTGCACTGTTTATCAGGAGGTCTTTGAGTTCTTTGACTTTTTGGTGTTCAGTCTTAGGCAGAACAAGGGATTGAGGACTATCGGCATAACGAGCCATAGTCATTGGCTTGGGGATAGCAACCTTGACCGCCTTTGGGCGACCCCTTGGCTTTTTCAGTTTATCAGGGAGAGCATCTATTACGTTCATCTTTTATCCAGTTAGGGAAGAAGTTGTTGGTGGCTTCCATGAAGCAGGATTGGGTTTAATTCAACAACAAACAAAAGCCCCACGGAGCTAAACCGTTTCCACCAACACGGCTGGTGACTATTCTAGATAGTACCTAGTGACAATCTCCATGCGTGTTGGAAGTTAGTGTTTACTTTACACGAGAATCATAATCTTGTATAGTGGAGACAAGTTTGTTCGCACCAGACTATGAGCCTTTTAGAAGTGGTACAGCCTCGGGAGTTCTCGGGGGTGCGACTGTATCACCCCTAAAGGGCTTTTTTTATGGGTATTTACCTTTACAGTCAGAAATCAATAGATGCTTACAAAAAGAAGCGTAAGCGGGATGCCGCAAAAGCCAAGAAAACCTTGGACAAACTAGCCGAATCCAGTCCAGTCATTCAGGCGTTAATCAAAAAAAAGGCTTCTCAGATAGCTTGGGCTATGCAAAAGAAGTCTCCCAAGAAGAAAGTCCAGTTTGAACCACCACCAGCTTATTTCTTTGGAATGGGTAAAGACTTCTATAAGACTAGGGAGTGGCGGGATGTCAGGTACAAGGCTTTAGTCAAGTTTGGCAAGAAGTGTCAGGCTTGTGGGGAAACCAGTGGGTACATCCATGTTGACCACATTCTTCCAAGGTCAAAGCATCCAAAACTAGAACTTGATATTGAGAACTTGCAAGTATTGTGTGAGGCGTGTAACATTGGTAAATCCAACACGGATACAACTGATTGGCGTTACAAGTAAAGGGATGTCGGGTGTGGCAGTCGCACCCTCAAAGGCATGAGATATACGGTTGCCCAACATGACCCGACAGGGAAGTAAGGGCGGTGGCTATAAAGAGGTACGCACTGGAGACAGTAATACGACCTGATGCCCCACAGAGACTAACTTAACTCTGTACGCTATACGACACCCACCCTAGTCTAGGGATTCTCAAGACCATGAGAATATCTACGACTGCCTTGCTACGTCTATACGATCCTGATTACCCCTTCCTTCCAAAAGCCAGACTTGTTGTGTCAAACAGTCTGATTTACCTTTTCGTGT